CAATAAGTCATCTAAGGAAGATAGTGAAATCTATAAAGTTAGATATGCTTATATGCCTGTAAGAAAATCTCCAGACAGTAGAACTTTCTGCAAGAAAATGGAAACGTTTACGGAAAGAAAGATAGTATTTAGAAAGGAAGATATTAATATGATGTCTTTTAGAGGTGTAAACAATGAGTTAGGTCATAACAGACAAAACTATAGTTTACTAAAATTTAAGGGAGGTAAAAACTGTCATCATTTCTGGGAGTTAAGAGTATACAAGTTGAAAGGAGATAAGAGAGTAGACCCTAATTCGGCTTACGAGAAAGGTTTAAAAGAACCTAAAAATCCAAATGAAATGACTGAAAGAATGATTGATAGACCAGACAGAGGGGCTTATCCAACTAATAAAAAATAAGATATGGCGACTAAAGCATTATTTATAACATTAAATGACTTAAAAAGAAAGTCTATTATATCTGGAAATACAGATGATGATAAGCTAATACAATTTGTAGAGGTTGCTCAAGATTTGCATATCCAAAACTATTTAGGTGGAAACCTATACGACAAGTTACAGGACTTGATATTAACAGATACTCTTGATGATGTTGCTAACGTTAACTACAAGAATTTAATTAATCAGTATGTAAAACCTATGTTGATTTGGTTTAGCCAAAGTTCTTACTTACCATTTGCCTCTTATAATATTGGTAATGGTGGCATCTATAAGCATATTGGAGACAACAAACAAGCTATAGATAAAGATGAGTTAGTACACTTAATGAGTAAAGTTAATGAGACTGCTGACTTTTATACTAGGAGATTTTTAGATTACATGGATTACAATAACAATCTGTTTCCAGAATATAACACATCTACAAATGAGCAGATGAGTCCAGATACAGATTCTAATTTCTCTGGAGGTATATTTTTAGGATAGTATGAAGAAAAAGATTTATAAACCAAAAGACTCCAATGTTAAGAAGATGGAGATATTGTTTAAAAAAATAAAAGAAAAAGATAATGGCAAACGAAATATACGATAGTTCTTGGTGGGGTAACACAATAGATACTGCATCTTCTATTGGAACATCAACTGAAATGATACAAGGTCAGTTTAATATGAATGACAGACAAGAAGTTGAAGCAGTTAAGTGTTTAGCAGATTCAATACATAGAATAGGAATACAAGACATACAAAACTAAAACAAATGGCAAAACCAAAATTAGCATTAATACCCTGTACACAAGGTTACTTTTATAGCTCTGTTTTACCTTCAGATGGTAGTGGAGATTTTAGAGGTGGTAGAAGTGGTAAGGCAACAAGAATAAACTCACAAGGACTTATAGAAGAAGTAGACGATGGAGTATCAAGATTAAACTATCCAATGATTGATGGTAAAGTTGTAGGGTGTCCACATCATATTTTAGAGCCACAGTCAACAAATAGACAAAGTTATTCAGAAGATTTAATTAGTGGGTTTTCAAATGGAGCTACATCTGTATCATCGAATGTAATAATTAGTCCAGATGGTGCTTTAAATGCTGATAAATTAGTTGAAAGTAATACTAATGCAAGGCACGAGTTGTATGGAGCAACTATATCTTTTAGTGGAACTACAAGTGTTTCGTTTTTTGCTAAAGCATCAGAAAGGAGATACATATCTGTTTTTATTGGTGGTAACCCAGCAGTAGGAGGGGCAACATTTGATGTTGAAGATGGGGTTGTTTCTTTAATGAGTGGAGGTACGGATGCAAGTATAGTAAACTACGGAAACGGTTGGTATAGGTGTTCTTTAACATCTACAAATGCTGGTAGCTATCAAGTTTATTATTGTTTAAGAACAAACGCAAGTGCGGTTGATGTTCAAACATATCAAGGAGATGGCACGAGTGGTATGTATTTATGGGGTTTCCAAACAGAAGTTGGACAATCTTACCCAACAAGCTATATCCCAACCAACGGAGAATCTGGTGGAGTAACTCGTTCAGCAGAAACTGCTACTGACTCTGGAAATGCTTCTACGTTTAATGATTCAGAAGGTGTTTTGATGGCAGAGATAAGTACAGACAGTGAAGATACATATAAATACCTCTCAATAAACAACGGAACACCAACTGGTAATCAAACAAGAGTTGCTTTAGGTTATTATGGTTCTAATTTATATCCTAATGTAAGAGTTTCAAATGTTCATCAATTTAGTGAAGCGTT